ACCGCTACCGTATGGTGCATGGTTACGCATAGAACCAAAGGACTTCAAAGGTGATTGGAAAGAGCTAGTAAGTAATTTCAGTCTCGATGATGATACTCTTAAAGCATACCTGTTCGTAGTGGGTGTGGAACAAATTAAACAAGAAGACTTAGAAAAGGAGGAAGACGAATGAGTAATAAATCGAGAAAGTTTTTAGTCATCATTGATGACAGTATTGACACACGCACGGATTGGTTTGACCAAATCGTAGGTGCGTTCGAGGACAATGGTATATCCGCCACGATACATGAAGTTGATGATGATGATTCATTGATTGGTGAAAAACCATTAGACGATTATGACCCATACGAGGAAGATGAATATGAATAAACTTAGAATACAGGACGGTGTAAGTTATGGTGACTTATGGTTAGGAATAATCATAGGTGTTATGTTTGGGTTGGGGGGTATGTATTTATGGCATGAACTTGAGCCATTAATTAATCCTATGCCACCAAACTATGTATGTCAGAAAGGTATTGCCTACCAAGAAACCGAAATCGGAAGTGCAATATATTTGAAAACAGGACAGGCTTGTATTGATACACGCTTGATTACTAATCCGTGATATCACGGAACAACATTTAGGAGAGTATCATGTATGAAAAGTATTTAGGTTGGGATAGACTCAACAAGTTAAGAAACACAACAAAACATATTAAAGGTAGGGATAGTGAAGACTATTCTATATCACACAGTAGACCTTACCAGAAATTTATGAGGGTTTATGAAGATAAGAAAACAGGCAAAGAAGTTTATGGAATTCATTATGGCTATTATAAAAACGGTAAAAACCTACCGTTTGCTTATGTCAGTGATGATAATTCTATTGAATGGAATAACCAAGGGGTATATACAGGGCAAGGTTTAATAACTGTATTAGGCTATTGGGATTCAGAGGGAATGAGACGGCACAATGCTAAGAAGACTGACGGATACTCAGACATTTATACAAGATATCTTGTTGATAAGTACAAGATAGAAATACCTTTGTATGAGGGTTCAAGATACTTTATGCACAATGATGAACCTGTCTATCCGTTTGATATTATTAGACGAGTTGCCGATAGAAGTAAAATGAATGAAGTTATAAAAGAGTATGACCCATTGTTAAAACATATGTACTGCATGTTAAGAGCAATGGATAAGACAACATTCAACGAGATTAATAGGGAAAATGATAAAAATAAGTCATTAAATCAAATTGAAAATGTTGAAGACTTACTTAATTTAACTTTACATCACTTTTATAAGAGAAACTATTATTATAGGTTTAGAGATAATGATGAAAAAACTTGTAAAGCACTTGACAAAGAAGCTCGTCAGATTATCTATTATGAAAGAGACTGTTATAAGAAAGAAAAAATAGGTTGGGAAGAACGAATTGTCCCTAACAGCAAGTTTACTTTAGAATTTATTAACCGATAAGGAGAGTATTATGCAACATTTATTTTATGATAAGAAAACATATGACAAATTTTCAGGAACAGTCAGTAATCTTCAAACCGAAAAAGAATACATGGCTTGGAAACTTGTAGAGAAGTTACATGAAAAGCTAGGATATACTTGCTTTGACATGGTAAACATAGGCTCAGGTGATTATAATGGTGCTCAGATAAATTCCAACGGTAAAAGCTGTAATAACGTCGGCTTTGCTCTTGAGAAAGATGGATTTATGGTTGGGGTTGCTTGGGCAAGTGAAAGTGACGAAAAACAAAATTCTACACAATATAAATTTTCAGGTATATTTGACATACTTGAACAATCTAAAGGTGGTGATAGAAATACTACGTCATCAGAGAAACTTTCTAGGGTTGTAAGTATGGTTACTCAAAGAGTGAACTATTGCCTATTAAAAAATAAAAACTACATATTAAATAGCGTGATAGATATTAAAAGTCTAAGTACGAGTTATTTTAATCAAGATAGATATGAGTCAGATATAGATGATACAAAAAGCCACGGTCGAGAACTTCTGCATCTTCTAGATTGTGCAATAAATAAGAAACCATTAGATGATAGTAATAATATTTATACTGATAAGTTAAATGCGTTGCAAGAGTCAGTAGATAAATTTAATAAACGTATGGAAACTATGCCTGAAAAGATAGGCAAACCCTTTACTGTGGTTATACAAAAAGGTGGTATGTATGATAAGTTTTTCATAGGCGATATAAAGTTTGTCAAAGATGAAAATGCTAGAGGAAAGTACACAGAGTATGAAGTGGTGAAACCATTTGGTATTTATGATAGTATAGAAGACTACGAAGAAAATCTTACCAACAGAGCATTGATGTGGAAGATAGATGTTGTTGACCAAGCCGAAGAAAAGTATGGTGAATATATGTGTAAGCTAGGTTCAGGTCACTATTATGCAGACCAATATCACTTTGACGAAAAGCATGATATATGTGGATTTAAAAGTCATTCATATGCAAACCAAAATGGTATTGAAAATTTCTACGGTATAGCTTTCTTTCACTAAGGAGAATATGGAACTCGAACCAATACCACATTTTAAAATGACGGACTATGTTCGGGTTCCTGTTCGCAAGAACAATGGCAAGATAACAGTACACCTATCAAAATCCCACAAAAAATTTTATACAATTAATGAAGCACCTGACTTCGTAATATCTAAGATAGTAATAGCTGACGCATTAGCAAGAGAAGTTTTGGACGAATTTGATTCTGCAAACCCCTACCTAAAATCTGCCATACTTGTTTGTCCCGAAGATGGTGGAGACCCTGACAATGCATGGAAAGTTACAGAAAGCTTGTATATAATAGTAATTCATGTGAACGACTTTTATTATATGCAAGGAGAATTCATTGGCAACCCCCGAAAAGAAAGTTAAAGACAAAGTAAAAAAGATATTAGATAAATTAAAGTGTTATCACTTCATGCCCGCAACGGGTGGTTATGGTGCTAGTGGTGTCCCCGATATCATAGCCTGTCACAAAGGAAAATTTGTAGCGATAGAATGCAAAGCTAACGGCAACAAACCTACTGCACTTCAACAAAAACATCTACGAGAAATTTCAATCGCTGGCGGTACTTCATTACTTATTGACGAAACGAATATAGATATGCTAGAGTATTATGTCACAGGTAAGCAAACATTTAATTATGAAGAAAGATAATGTTAATCACCCATCACATTACACTCAAGGTAAGGTAGAGTGTATCGAGGCTATTGAGTCGGCAACAACTAATTTAGTAGGTATCATGGCAGTATGTGTAGCCAACGTAATTAAATATGTTTGGCGGTTTGCATTAAAAAATGGTATTGAAGATTTAGATAAAGCCGATTTTTATTTACAAAAATTAAGACAGAAAGTGAGAAAAAAACAATGAGTCAAGATTTGTTTAGACGAGTTAGAAGTTTGTTGCAAGACCACGTTCGACTTCTTAATCAATATAGCCTAGGGGATACTCACGTAGAGGAAGCCGAGGGTATCATTGATGAGATTAATATTTTGTTGCAGTCAGACGAAGTTAAAAATATTGAACATCAGATTGATGAGGCAGAACGTAAGCTCATTAGTGAAGACCTCGCTAATGAAATTATTAATGGAAAGTATTGCGTCGGTGGAAACTGCGAAGATTGATTATGATTCCGTGATTTCACGGAACGACATTTAAGAGTTGATACCAGTTACTAAAAGCTAAGTCGTGATTTGTATAAAAGGAGAGATTTATGCATTACCCACAAAGATTCATAGTATGTGATTTTGATGGTTGCCCATTAAGAAAATTTAGGTCTAAAAGAGAAGCCAAATGGTTTATTGATGATAAGCCTGACTGTTCAATAATAGAAGATAAGAATATTATGACTAAGTCGCTCTCAGAAGAATTAGAAGAATTTACTGCCAAATACGGTGAACCCCCATTTTAAGAAAGGAAACAAATGCCTAGAACTCATTACAGTAGAACACAAGAAGAAGAATTTTTAGCGCGAGCTAAACGTTTTATGAAAGAAAACCCCGATACAAATAGAAAAAGGATAGCTATGTATGCGGGAGTTGGAGTATCAGTGTTGGAAAGATTAGAAGAAGAAGGTAGAATAAAATTGCCTCCCGTCTTGACCAAAACACAAAAACGTATGGGAGTTAATTGGAATAAATATTTAGGGAATCTAAGTGGCAGATGAAGCAGACATAGCGAATGATGAGGTTGAGCGTCAATTAAAAGTGACCATGCAGTCAATCAATACCAACGTACCTGAGAATGATTCAGGTAAATGTATATGGTGTGACGCCCCCATCAAAGAAAAAGACACTCGCCGTTGGTGTTCCATTGAGTGCCGTAACGAACATGAACTTTATGCTAATAAACTATGACCACGAAGTCCCCTTGTAAGAACGTATGTAGATACGAAGAATTTGAAGATGAGCCTATGTGTATTGCTTGTGGTAGAAGTTATGATGACCTAGACAGATGGCTTTATGCATCAGATGAGGAAAAGAAAAATATGAATCACCGAGCAAAAGAAAGGTTAAAGCGATACAAACATGGTAGTTAAAGTAGGAAAAGCAGTTTGTCACAAGTGCAAACAGGACGCAAAATTTTATTGCCGAGGCAAATGGTACTGTGCTTATACCACCGAGATGGGTAACTTTAATTTAGTAGGTTACTGCAAAAATGAAAAGAAGGGGAGTGATGAAACAAATAGTAACACTTGATTTCGAGACATTCTATGATATAGGTTATGGACTAAATAAACTTACAACAGAGGAATATATAAAAAATCCTTTGTTTCAAGTTATAGGCGTTGGTATAAAAATCAACATGGATAAAACAAAGTGGCATGTTGGTTCCGCCGAAGAAATACAATCAGTGCTTAATGAAATAGATTGGAAAGAGTCAGGATTAGTATGTCATAACATGTTATTTGATGGTGCTATTCTTGCATGGGTATTTAATATCATACCTAAAGTTTATTTTGATACTTTGTCTATGGCTCGTGCAATACATGGTGTTAATGCAGGCGGTTCTTTAAAAGCATTAGCTGAACGATATGAACTTGGAGAAAAAGGTACAGAAGTTTTAAATGCTAAAGGTAAAAGGCTTGAAGACTTTGACCCACATGAGTTACGTCAATATGGTGAATACTGTAAAAACGATGTAGAGCTTACATATAGTTTATTTTTAAAACTATTCAATAATTTTCCCAAATCAGAATTAGAACTAATAGATATTACACTTCGCATGTACATGCAACCTACGTTACAAGTTGATGATGGGTTATTAATTAGTAGATTAGAAGAAGTAAAAGAAGAGAAACAAAAATTATTATCAGGCTTACAGAACAGACTTGAATGTGAAGACGAGGAATGTGTACGTAAAAAATTAGCAAGTAATAAACAATTTGCAGAGTTGTTAGAAGAACTTGATATAGAAGTACCATTAAAGATAAGCCCAACCACAGGCAAAGAAACATATGCCCTTGCTAAAAATGATATTGGCTTTCAAGAGTTATGTGAACATGAAAATTCTTTTATACAAGAACTGTGTGCTGTAAGATTAGGAACAAAGTCTACTATTGAAGAATCTCGTATAGAAAGATTTATAGACATAGGTGCAAGAAACAGAGGCAAACTTCCAATCCCCCTTAAATATTATGGTGCTCATACAGGCAGATGGTCAGGATTAGACAAAGTAAACTTTCAAAACTTACCGAGTCGTGACGCAAAAAAGAAAGCACTGAAACAAGCTATACTTCCACCTGATGACCACATTATATTAAATGTTGACTCGTCACAAATTGAAGCTCGAATACTTGTATGGTTAGCTGGTCAAGATGATGTAGTTGAACAATTTAGAAATCATGAAGATGTATATTCAAACTTTGCATCAAAAGTTTATAACAAAAAGATAAATAAAAGAAATAGAACAGAACGTTTTGTAGGTAAGACTTGTATTTTAGGACTAGGTTATGGCACTGGGTGGTCAAAGTTACAACACACTTTGAAAACCTCCCCGCCTGGTGCTGACCTATCTGACCTTGAATGTCAAAACTTTGTAAGAATTTATAGAGAAGTTAATTATAAAGTTATAGAGTTGTGGAGAGATTGCGATAATGCATTGGAAGCTATTGCATCTAAAAAGGAGCCATACTATCTTGATAAACATAAAACAATTTTAGTTACCCCTGATGGATTAAAGTTACCAAACGGATTATACATTTACTATCCTCAGTTAAAATGGGATACATCAGAAGCTAGAGGAAAGTACGTATACCAAAGTCGTCAAGGACAAGTATCTATTTGGGGAGGTGCAGTTGTCGAGAACATTGTCCAAGCACTAGCTAGAATAGTAATTGGTGAACAGATGATAGAAATTAATAAAAAATATAAACCTGTATTGACTGTGCATGATGCAGTTGTTGTCACCGCAGCAAAGGAAGAAGCCGATGAGGCATTAGACTTTTTAATGACAGAAATGTCAAAACCGCCTGTGTGGGGTAAAGATTTACCTATTGCTTGTGAAGGAGGATATGCTGATAACTATGGAGATTGTTAAACGGCGAGGTATTTTTAGACAGCACGAGCCGTATGCCACTCGGAATTTAAAACGGTATATGGACTGGAAAATAAATGGGTATGTAGACTATTTAGACACAATTGATCCTGATAGATTATATACCCTTGAGTATGATACAGATGTCCCGACAAAAGAAGAATTATTAAATAGTATAGACCAACATTATGTGCAGACATATAATTCTCATTCTAGAAAAGATGAAAAAGAGAAAGAAAAAGAAAAAAATAATAATACAGATTGGTTCTTTAAGGGAGAAATAGTTTTACAAGATGAAATAGAAGATGAAATAACTCCACTTACTTATGTAGATGAAATAGAAAAACGAAAACAAGAATTAAAAACTAAACGTAAACAAGAAGAAAAAGAAGCAAAAGAAAGAAGAATAGAACGCAAGAAAGCAAAAGAAGAGCAAGAGGAACTTAGACAACAAAAAGAAAATTCAGAACTTAAAGTACAACAACTTCAAAGAGCGGATAGAGGGTATGTGGATAGATATTTTCAAGAGTATGGTAGAGAGGGATTAAGCGCTTTGTTCCAAGATTCAGCATATCATATTGGTCGACTTAATCTGCAAATTGCTAAGTCAGATGTGATTATTGAAAATGATGTAGAGCTATTAGAGTCGTATAAATATAGGCAAGACTATGTAAAAGAACTTATACAGCAAGAAAGAGAAAAAGATAAAAACGGAGATTGTTAATAATGAACTACGTGCGATTTAATTTAAAGATTGACACAAATGACATTACTGAACGCGTTTACAATTTAACAGAGAAGTGGATTAGTCGGTCGCAAGAGTATCCGTTCTTTACCCTTGGGCGCAGCGCTTACCTTGATGGACAGACTCCTGAATATATAAAAGATATTCGCTATGATAATGCACTAATCCTTGGAGAATTTGGGGACTTACATGAACGAGCATTACAAACATTAGAAGAATATTTTCATGAACCTATCAATCTTTCTTGGGATTTACGATGCCCGGGCTTTCATATTTTTCCGAGCGACCCTGTGTTTATAGTAAAAGATATTGCTGGAAATTGGCACAAAGATTTACCTCATGAAACATTATTTCTTGGTTCAGAAGACCCATATACATTTACTATACCCATTGAACAACCAGCATCTGGAGCGGGTATAGATTACTTGGATAAATATTGTCAAATGCAACATATTCCTTATGAAAAAGGGGGCATGATTTTGCATGATGGCACGGCGTTTCACAGAATAGCAGGGCTTAAAGAATATGTACCTAATGAATATAGAATTACTATGCAAGGACATTTAATAAGACGCAAAGGAAGATTGGAGGCTTTTTGGTAATGTCTCACGAAGC